TTGCTACAAAACCACCTTCATCTCTATAATCTTTTTCTTGTCCACCCATGTCAATCATTTCAGATGCTTCTTCCGTGTCCATGATTCCACCTTCAGCTTTACCAACTCTTACGCCACCACTAGGGTAACCAAATTGATTGGTTCCTGCAGGTGTTCCGTATCCCGGTACACTTGTTCCTGCTAGGCCGCCATTAGCTGCCATCATAGTAGGTTGTTCCATACCTTGAGACTGTTGTTCTTGTTGCATTACTGCTTGGACAAATTGTTGGAAAGATAAATCTCCACCTTTGTTTTTATATTTTACAAATTCTGCCATTAACATTTGTTCAGCTTGTGCTTCTCCTGCACCACCACCCATTGCTAAAAATGCTGTAGGTTGTCTTCTGCTTTGACCAGCACTTGATCTTATAAATTCTTCTTCATCTTCATCTAATGAACCACCCATTGCATAACCGGCTCTACCACCATCAGCTGCATAAAAATTTTGATCAACATATTTTTTCTTAGGCATAAAATCTAAACCAACACCCTTATCACCTAGACCACTGTAATAATTTCTTGCTCTTTGTGTAACTGCTGCCGGATCCATAGGATCAGAATCTGATGATTCTTCTTCATCTCCGCCACCACCCATAAAAGGAAGTGCTACACTTGCTGCACCTAAACCTAACATAGCAGCTTTACCTGGATTTTTTTTTGCAAAACCTAAAGCCTTACTACCTATATTGGATAAAAATCCTTGTTTCATTCCTGGAGAACCTCCACCTTTAAACAATCCACCTATGCCTGGAAGGTTTTGCATACCGAATCCTGCCATATTTGCTCTTTGTAAACCAAATAAATTACCACCACCAAGATAGTAACCACCGGCAGCCATTAAAGCAGCTTTACCTAGTGGACTCTTAGCTACTTTTTTTACTTTACGAAAAGCTTTCTTAATAAAACCACCTAAACCATAGGCTTGTCTAGGGTCATGAACCATCATACCCTGATCGTACGTTTGTCTTGGTTGTTGCATTCTTGAAATTGCCATAAATATATCCTTAGTCTATCCGTTTTACTTTGTTTCTGCAGACAAATCAAGAGCTGGCATTATTACTCTAACGTCTCTTTTGATATCTTCGTCAGGTATATTAGCTGCTTTTAAAGCTTCTTCGTTTTCATAAACAAGCCCTGTTTTATTATTTGAAATCGTAGTTATTATTTCTTTTGGTATTAATGTTATCATTAGTCTATTTTCTCCTTTTTAATGTTTAAGTAGCTGATTGCTATATCAAATGAACCTGAGTTACTTGACTGCACTGTAAAAGCACTGCCGCCTTCTACTATTAATGGTTGGGTTAATAATTGTGTAGTGACATCAGCTGTTAAAGCTGCTGATTTAATGGCTGTGATACCATTGTTTGTAACTGTTACTGTAGGTGTAGATGCTGATGTAACAAGCAGTGATTTAATAATTATTGTTTCATTGACAGCTGGAAAACCTGCTCCTAATGGAACTAAAGCATTACCTGTTGTATTATTATCTATACCTTTAAATTTATATTGGTTTACTACTGCCATTATTCTAAAAAGAAACTCTTAGCTTCTATCTCCTGTTTAACTTCTTCTTGAAACGTACTATTTAATTTTATTATAACACTATCGAGGTCTCTAACCAATGACTGTAGATTAACCTGTGTATATTCCTTACCCGCTCTAGTCAATGATTGTACAAGTTTGGCCATTATAATAAACCTGCTAGGCCTCCGTTTTTAAACATAGCTCTACCACCGTTTGCTGCTGTAAATTTTATCGGTTTACCATATATAGTTTCTTCTTCATCCATTTGTTTTAATTTATCTAATGTGTTTCCTTGTTCAATAGAAAATGGTCCACCAAATTGTTCCATTCCTTTTGCTTTTTCTAAGGTTCTCATCTGTGCTAGTGCTGGCCCAACTAATTTAGATGTATAATTATCTGTAGGCAAAGGATTAGTGTTGTAAGAAAGTTTATCTTCTTCTGTTGAAAGATTTTTATTTTTCATATAGTTTCTAAATTTATTTACCCCAATATTACCAACGATTCCCAATACATTTAAATTTTTTAAATTATTTAAATAACTAAGTTCTGATCCAAGGTTCATGGCGTTATCTAGTGTCGAAGGTTTTTCTCTTTGATAGTCTCTCATAGCTCTATCATGGTTTCTATCTTGTTCAGGAGTGCTATAATCCTCAGCTCCAGATGAATCACCGCCCTGGTTTCCCCCACCATAATCAGCACCACTAGTATCTATATCACCTTGTGTGTTTGTGGCTTGTCGGGTATCCGTAGATACAGTCCCCATATCAGAACCACGATAGCCCGGTCTTGAGCCATCTCCACTTGGAGTAACTAATTGACCATTAGCATAACCGGCTCTACCACCAAAGAAGTATCCGGCTCTACCGCCTTTCATATAATCTGTTCTTCCTTCACCAGTTTTATTGCTTACAGGACCGCCGGTTATTGCATTAGTACCAAAGCTATCACCCGGGCTTGAATAAGATTTCTGACCTTGAGTGCCTAACCCAAAAGTACCATCACCGCCGCCACTCATTGCATTAGATTCATTATTCATGTCAGCAATTAACTTATCCCTTCTTTCATCTAATTTAGTTTTATTGAAAGATATACCTTTATTTGTATATTTTCTTTTTAATGTTTTATTAATTGTGTCTATTCTTTTTTGATAAGCATCTTGTAATCCATAATTTGTTGGATCCCCAAACTTGCCACGTGAGGCAAAATTTAAAAAACCACCTGATACAGGATTATATCCTTTCATTAACCCACTTTGTATTGTGCCATTGTTTACATCATAAAATTTATTTAAGGCTTTTTGTCTTGGGTCTTGGTCTGGTATATACTCTCCAATACCTCTAATTATTGAACCACTAATAGATTTATCTCCAAAAGGCAGATAGTCCATAAAATTAAATTTATTATCACCTTGTGTATTATCACTTTGTGTTGTGTTCATTTGATTTAAATAATCATCATAACCATTGTACCTGGAACTTAATGCTCGATTGTTATTAAATTCTAATTCTGTTAACATTATCTCATTCCTCCTGGTGCAATGTCTAATCTAAACGTACCTAGTTTCCAATTTTTTCCAGTACCCGCATTGGATACTTTTAATGCAATTGATCTAGCTCTAAGTCTAGTACTTTTAAAATTTGTAGTTTCTGTTGATGTAAAATTTGTAGTTGTTGCAGCTGTATTAGGGTAGTCTCTTGTTGTAAAAGTGATTTCGGTATCACCTGTTTGTTCTATAAAATCTGGTATAAACCTACTTATTCTCATCATATATTCACCATCTCCTCTAAGATCAGGGGTTCCTACAGTTTGTCCTGTATTACTTCTTCTTTGAGTAATATCAAAATCACCAGAAAGAATGTTAGCATTAATCGCAGTAACAACATTACCAGCATTTACTTGATCGGTCCCTGTTTCGTGCTGATAGTATATACTACTCCCATCTACATTACCAGTAACATCAAAAGAAGCATTATCATTAGGACTATATAATGTTGCATGAGGTTTTTCGTATACAGCAGAATCTACCCAAGCAGATCTATTTAAAGATCCTGTTGTCCAAATAGGTCTTTCAGTTGATGAATCTACATAATTATAGCTAACCACTCTATCGACCGAAGTAGCATTAGCCGAACAATAGAACCAGTTTATTTCTCCAAAAAGATTGTTAATACCTGCATTAATTAAATCTTTAGTTACAGAATTAAGACCAAGTCCAGGATCTACGGAGTAAACAAAATCCTCCACTAGACAAGGCATCGATCTTAACTGACCATCATAGTTAAAGAAACCGTTGTCTGACATCCAATAAGCTGAGCCATCAACTTCGATGCAAGCATTTTTGCCGATCAATCCACAGTTAGTCCCTGCTTGTTGAAATGCAAAAGTAAAAGGTTGTCCGACAAACTGCATTAAAAATATTGCGGTATCGGTCCATACATAAAGAGCATCCCTACCTTTAATAGCAGACATGATCTTAGACCCTGCAGCAAGCCTTTGAGACCCTGCAGTATTTTCTGCCCTTATGGTGTACTCATTAATATTTTCTTGATCCGAAAATCTTATAAACATATCGTCTTGTGTAGTCTTGTCTCCAATAGTTGTTTCCGTTCCAAAAAATACTAAATGTCTATCTGGAGTTGATACTATCATATGACGAGATGCTGTTGGCGCTCCAGATATAATTGTTGCTCGAGTATTTAATGCATTTGAAACCGATCCATCCCACTCAAAACATTCCCCATTATAAATAAGAGCAATTAATTTTGTACCAAAATTATCAAGAACCCATAAACCAGGGTTAAGTGTGAACTGTGTAGTTGATGAAGCTTCACCCCATCCGTTGTAATCTGTAATATTTGTAATTACAGCATTTTGAGAATGTGTAGTTGCAGTGGTCCCATTTGCTGATCTAGCTCCACCACTTAAAGTATTTGTTCCCGTATTATTGGCTGTGTAAGATATGTCTTCTGTCCCTATTCTTATGGTCCCCGATGCCGGAAACGAGTTTGAACTAGCTAGAATTATGTTAGTTGTTGTTGTATCTGTTAATGCAGTTGCAAGAGTATTGGTTGCTTCTCCGTTTACTACACCACCAAACAAACCTGAACTCCAACCAAAACCTGATTCTTGTGTAGAAGGCCCTACTGTAAAATAACATAAGACAGAGGCAGCACCAGCATTAGTCACAGGCGTTCCGGCTTCGTTAGTGGCCATTGTAATTGTAAAAGTGGTACTACTTGGTACAGAAGTTACCATAAATTTTTCATCTTCAAATGTGGAGTTTGTAAAAGTAGATCCCGATAACCCAGAAACAGCATCAAATAATACTATGTCATTATCTAACAAACCATGATTAGATGAAACAGTTATTGTGACAGTAGGTGATCCTGCTGTACTTGTAAAATTTGCGCCAGTAATTGTAGTTCTTATAGGGTGGATATCATAGAATTCACCGTCCGAAAAAACATAAAGAATTCTATTAGTGCCAATTGCGGAATACTTTATCCCAACATTATTGTCCCAGTTATGTATGGCTCTTGCGGCACCAGTTAATTTCTCGATACCTAACTGTTCCCAACCACCTATTTTTTCCGGTGAGCCATATCTAAAACGCACATTATCACCATCAAACCATTGCCCTTCGGCACCGGTCTCTGTGACTTGTTTGTTAAATCCTGGAGCAAAGCCTAATTTTTGTAACATATAAAAACCTATTGAAATTCTTCAATAAACCTTATATAGTAATATATAGATAATGAAAGAGAGAAATAGCTAAAGATTATGGACCGTTTAAAAGAAGTTTTTGATTATAAAATAGGTGATTTAAAATATCAAATAGATGGATTAGTACCTAAAGATGTCTGTAATTATTTTATTAATTTTTACAAAGAAAATGAAAATAAGTCTTTAATTATTAAGGAAGAAAGTTATAAATTTAAGTCTAATACTATAGAACCCGATAATTTTAATTCTCTCAATTTATCCGAAATAAGTTTAACTAATGATAGTTTCATAAAACCACTAGAACTAGCTAAAAAATATGTAGCTATAATGATAACTAATTATGTATTGCATATTCAAAAAAATATATGTCCTACTTTTAATATGAATTATGTCACTCAAACTCAAAACATTAGAATTTTAAAATATAAAGAAGGAGAATTTATTGGTGATCATTCCGACATGGATGAAAAGATAAGGGCTTCTTGTACACTTAATTTAAATGAAGACTACGAAGGAGGAGAGTTTAGGCTTTTTAATGGCAGGGAAAAACTATCATTTAAAACTGGAGATGCTTTGTTTTTTCCAGCTGAACCTATTTGGATTCATGGCACCGAGCCGATTAAAAGTGGCACAAGATATTCAATTAATTGTTTTTTATATCCTGCTACATAATGAATTTAGTATATACAATACCAGATAAACTTTTTTACTTTGAGAATTTTTTAGATTATCCAACGTATAAAAAATTACACTATGATGCCTTTAAAAGTAAGTTAATTTCTTTAAAATCAGTTAAAAAAGATTGGGATAAAAAACTTACATATGGACATTATAATTTTACACAAAAAACAGATCTAGATAAAAACAACCCTTTATTAGTAAAATTAAAAATATTAATAAAAACAAATCGTTTTCATAAAATAAACTATAATAACTTTAATTTTGTATTACATTCAATGGAAGATGGGGCGGGTATTAATTGGCACGATGATAATAGTCATGAATATGGTATAACTTATTATATAAATAGAAGGTGGAACAATAAATTTGGCGGAGAATTATTGTTTACTCATGAAACAGCAAATGGATTTGTTCCCTTAACTGGTAATTCCTTACTAGTTATTAAAGCACCTTTATTACATAAAGTAGTTACTGTAACTAAACCACTAGTTCCTAGAAAAACTATACAAATTTTTGTTGGCAAAGATGATTAAACTCATAAACAAAAACAATCCCTTTAATGAAGACAAGAGTAGTTTAAATATAAGTTATAATAGAAATGTTAATATTATATTTGGCCACTATCCTTATCCAGATGTTATACACAATTTTATGATGGCTATAAAATCTAACTTAGATGAATCAATGAAAAATTATACAAATGTAAAAGGTGGAATGACCCACTGGAATTATTTTGTTGATAAACCTGAGTTTATTAATTTCTTAACTTATTTAATAAATAAATATCAAAGTACTCATAGTAATTTATTTAAACATTTTCTTGAAAGAAAAAGTATTGAAAATGCTTGGGGTAATGAAATAAAAAAAGGAGATAGTTTGGATTACCATCATCATCATTGTGTGCATGGTGTTTTGTATTTGACAAAAGGTTGCGATTTAATACTACCTGAATTAAATTTAAAAATTACACCCGAGCCTGGTGATTATTATATATTTCCTCCTGAAATATTACATGGTTTTGATACATATGAGGAAGACAAAAATAGATATAG